ACCTAAATCCTGGTTGCCGCCCCCAGTCAAATCCTTGCCAAACTCCGCAACGCGCTTAGCCTGCTCGGCCTCTTCGTAAGCCTCATATTCTTCAATGCTGTCAAATTTTGGCAGTCCCACGATCTCCCGCATCTGATTGATTTGCCCCAAGAAATCGCCAGATTTGCCTTTATTTATGGCTTCTGACAGCCGCTCGTCAGGAGGGGGAGTGGTTTGCGTGGTGTCTGTGCCCGTAACGGTGGTATCCGTTTCGCCCGTAGCGGTGTCTGTGCCCGTAGCGGTGTCCGTGCCCGTAGCGGTGTCCGTGCCCGTAGCGGTGTCCGTGCCCGTCCCGCCTGTTAGGGTGTCATCGCCGCCTTCAGCGGGGTTAGCTTGCGCTATTTTCCACGCGTTGTATTCGTCTTGTGTATACGGATTTAGGCCGATGTCTTTTCGGAGCAAATTGATAGCCTCAAACTCATTTCCCGCTTTTAGATTTTCAATTGCCGAAGATAGATTGTTCTCTTTTTTTACGGGCTCCGTGCCCGTGGTGGTGTCTGTGCCCCCAACAACTTTGGTCAGATCAGTGGTATCAAAGTCATCGTGCAGCCCGGCATTGGTAAGGTCGTCAACAACAGTTGTATCTTTGGTTGCGTCAATTTTTTCCTGGTCAAGTTTGGCCTTGTAGTCATCAGCGTTAAGCACTCCAACTCTTTTATATTCTTTCCACGTTTCGGGGTCTGTAACCCCTTGGTTAAACGCACTGGCCAAGTCAGTGTAACTAGCCCAGCCATTTGCTCGAGCACTTATATCGTCGGGCAGAACATCAAGTTTGTATCGGAGTGAGTTTACAGTTTCAGCAAGTTTTGACGCCGCAGCGTCTCTTGCAGCTTGTTCCTCTGGGGAGTTAATGGGCGAACTCATTAACTTCTGAAGCTGGTCGTTATTGGTTTTGTATTCCTCTTCCGTCTTGTTTAGCAACGAGCGGTCTTCGGCAGTGCCCGTGGAATACACTTTGTCGTTGACATAAACCTGTTGTTTTAGGTCCTGATACCCAAGGCTCTTTGCCTGTAACTCAGCCTCTTTAAAAACTTTATCAAACCCCTGGTTAAGCAGTTGTGAGGCCGCGCTTTGGTCTTTGTTAAACGCGACTTTGAATGCGTTGACTGCTGTGCTCTGCTCACCTTTGGATAACGTGTCCCACCCAGGAATCTGGGCCATAGCCAAATTCAAACCGTCGTTGGTAATTGCGCTGGTAATAATTTTCCGTTTTGAGCGGCAGTAACAAACATCCCCCGCGCAGAGTTTGCTGCAACCCGTGCCGCCATAGCCGAATCAGTGGCTCCTCTGACACCCGTGCCCGCAAACGTTTCCCCCGTGGTTATATCCGTTTGCGGGCCGAGGCCCGCTACGTTACTTGCAAGCCAATCCCCGCCCGCTTGAATGGCGTAGGCTTTTACGCCTTCCGTCAACCATTCTTCCGGGCTGCTGTTTTTACTGGTTACTTTGGCTACCCCGCTTATATAGGGAATAAGTTGTGGCTGGCCTGCGGCAATGGCAACCGCATACGCGGCCCATTTAACCGGGTCTTTTCCTATGTCGGCAACAATATTACTTGCAACTTTGCCCGCCGGGGTATCTGGGTTAAATACGTTTAACGCCCCTAAATCTTTGACTGCTTTCCCTACCGCAGAATCAGAGTTCAGCGGGTTAGCTGCGCCAAGGCCAGGGAGCCACGTTGTCTGGCTGTTATGAAATGGGTTGTCAACGCCTGGGATAAGCGACCCACCTTCCTGCCCCGTTAATTGCTTCCAAAAGCTCATATCAACCCACCTTCCAATTCGTTCCGTCTGAATACACGGGGGTAGCCACTGCCCCGCCAGTCACCACAGTTGCCCCAAATGTGGGAGCTAACGCATCGGACACAAACGACCGAGCCCCTTTGCCAAGGGTTACCGCGCTGGGCAGTGTGGCCACTGTATATACAGCATATAGGGTGTTGCTCTCTGCAACGAGGCGTTGTGTAACACCGTCAATCTGGTTGAAATACAGACGCAGAATGTTGTTGAATTTGTCGAAGTCCTGCGCCAAGTAGTCTTGAGGCGATACAGGTAGCGCAGGCGCAACAAAAGGCACCAGTCGATTGTCGTAATTCGTAGCCATCAGCGCCGCCCGTCCGGTCGTATGTCGAGACGCGGAGACCCCAACTGCCATTGAACATCAAAGGCAGTAGAGCGGACCTCCATCACCATCTGACGCCCGCGTACCCGGATATTTACCTGCCCGGTAAATTGCTCAATCTGCACCGACGTGCCGGGGTTGGTCTGGATCACTGGATAGCTGTTGGAGCCCCCCAATGCTTGCGGGTCGTTGTACCCTGAACCGGCGTTTATCAAAGGTTTGAGCGTCATGGTCACAGAGGGCGCAGCCGCAGTTGAGTTACGGAAGGTAATGTCAGGCAACATACGCCAAATGAACGCCACGTTGTTGCCGTCGTCAATGTCAAACTCAGCCGACGAAATGTATGCTTCGATTGGCAAAGACGTGGCGGTGGTGTCGTCGTTTAACCCAAACTCGTGGTAGACAACGTTGTTGCTGTAGGTCGCCGCCATGGGGTAGTTGCGCAACCCAGAGTCCAGCCATGCGGTGCGGCCCAGATTGCCGTAGTACCAGACGCCTGCGCCGTTGTTTTCAGTGTAGTTGAAGATGACGTATCGATCCACCACAGTAGAGTTTTTTGAGCAATAGAACCACCAAACCTCATTAAAGCCTTCATTGGAACCAGCAACCACTTGCGCCGCTTGGTCCAAATTGATATCGGTGTATATATACCGCAACAAATCGCAGCGCAACGTTTCCGTTCTGCCGTTGTACTTGTAGAACTTGTCTACGCCCATCCAGTATGTGGTGCCGGAGGCCACAGCCGCAGCGTTTTGGCCAATGATGGAGATGTTGTCGGCCAAGAGTTGCGTGCCCCACCAAGGCTCAGACTGAAACGCCTGCATGGAATACAAAGTTGAATCGGTCCACACCAAAATCTCCTGCCGAACTTGCAAGACGGTGATGATTTGGGAGCCATGTGAAAGCCGAAGAAACCCGGCCTGACTGGTTGGCGTGACTTCCCAAGAAACCACAGACTCTGCCGCACTCCAGCGAATCAGCATTGGGTCAAAGTTTTGCGGAGCTAAGCCATACTCAGTAGTCCCAAACACCATAACAAACCGGCTGGTATCCGTGACTATGGAGAAATTTTGTTTGGTTGGGGCAAACCCGTCTGCCCCAGGCAACGCCGTAATGTTGACCCCCCGAGCACCAGTGCCAACTGAGGCATCCCAGTAATACAGCGGCCCCCCGCGAGGACCAAACAAAAGGTCTTCGCCAAAGTTAGCCTGACTCCACAAACGCAAGTTTTGAAGGGATGTTGATGTGCTGTTCCCCCAAGTGCCAGAACCCCAACCGCCCGCGCCCCAACCTGTAAGCGGGTTGGCTATGTCTGAACCAATGTTGATCTGATACGCCGCAGCCACTATTGCTCCGCCGCCAGTTGTGCTGGAAGTTGCGGCTACAGTTGGCACCGCGCCAGTAATGGGAGTTTGCGCGTTGATGAAGTAAGTTCCAGACGGTTGGCTGGCGGTAATTGTGGTGCTGGCCGTTGTCTGGGAAATGCTCACTGTGTAGTTGCCCGTACCCCCAGTGCCCGTACCAAAAGCAGCAATAACCGTCCCCGCGCTGACCCCAGTGCCGGATAACTCCATACCCACATACAGCGGGTTGGACGGTGCAGTGGTTACGGTCAGTGTTGTGGCGGCGATGCTCCCAGTGAAAGTAGCGTCCGTGCGCACAAACAGTTGGTATTCTTTATTGAGGTCGAGGCCAGCAACCGCAGTGCCGCCGCTGAATGTAACGAAGTCTCCAGTGATGTAGCCACCAACAGCATCAGTCACTGTCACAAAATAAGTGCCGCTAAATGTACGGAACGGGTTGTTGGTCATGGGCGACACTGTGGCCCGCAGGGGGGTGATGTCGTAGTTGGCCCCGCCCTGGTTGATGTAGAACTTGAGGTTGGTGCCGATACCCAACAGGTTTTGGAACCCCAGCGTCACCCAGTTCCACAGGGACCGGCATGTGCCCAGGAAAGTTGAGGTTGCGGACGCCCAGCCTCCAATCTTCTCAGGCGTGCCTTGGCGGAAACGAACTTTGTCGCACTCATACCATCCATTCTCACTGGTATAACGAGTGTTTTCCTTGTTTATGCCGGGCTTGAGAAGTAGTTTTTTGAGTGGCATTTTTAACCCTATGACAAAAACATGGCCCGTTCGTCAATCCGACGCTTTTGCAGCCCTTTGAGTATTTTCCCACCAGCCATGCAATACTTCAAGAGCTCTTCCGCAGCACCCGCTTTATCACCCCGAAGCAGCTTTTGACGAAGCGTTGAACGCTGGAGTGTTCCAAGACCGACATTGAAACTAAAGCTAACAAGGCTATCATACATACCTTGTGTAAGGGGAACGGGGCAGAACTGAGCCACTCCACGCTCAAACCTTGCAAGATCGCTTCTGAGAATCCCATCTACTTCTTCCTTTGAAAACGTGCGGCTATCTTCTGGCCGAAGCGGGTAAGCTCCTCTTTGATCCATTGGTATCTTAGCTTGGTCTGGGTAAAGTACATGTCCAACTCCTATTGTCCAAAGCAGGGCTGGGCACCGATACGGCTTGTATCGAATGCCCTCGTGGTGGCAGATGACCTTGATGGCCTCTGGGCTGAGATTCATTTCTTGAACGCCTGACCGCCGAACCAGAACGACACGATACAAGCCCAGATGATCTGAGTCTCATCGTCCCACAGGTTGTCCAACGCCACGGTGAATTCCACGTTTGTGTGCCATGCGTAGTAGAAGCCAAAGATCTCGACAAACATAAACATGGCAAACATGCCGTAGGTGATGACGCTGCGGGTGGCGGCACGCATGTTGGTGACCCAAGTGCTGGCCCCTTGGCCCAGGGCTATGTCGTGTGCATACAGGGCTTGGCGCTCCTGCATGGCCGTCTGGGCATTGGTGACCTCTGCGTTGATCTGTATCTGCTCGGTCTGGATGTGCTCAATGCGCTCCTGCGCCTCCAAACCAGCTTTTTTGAGGGTCAGTTCACGCTCGGTCTGCATGGCCGCAAGGGCAAGCTCATGCTTCTTGTCGGCCCGGTCTTGGAAGAATTCAAGGATTTTTGGGAGGCCCCCCATCAGGAAGCTGATGAGGGATGAGAACAGGGTTAGCATCTTTTTTCCTTTCGTCTTCAATTTGCTTTCGCAGTTTTTCGGTCTTTTCCATCTGCGCCTTGGCTTCGCGCTTCACCACCATGGTGTCCACATACAGCATACCAACAAGCGGGATCATCAGCACAAAGACCAGTGCAAACAGGATCAGGACAAAAAGGTATCCAAACGACCCCGACGATGAAGACTGATTATCCACATTAGGCATATCAGGTATCCGATTACGAAAACCACCACCGCCGTTTCCAAAACCCTGTCCAGAATCAGATTTTTTAACCTTTGTCGCTGCCATGCTTTCACCCGCTTTTCATGCAACTCGCGTGCCGCTTGCTCCGATTTCTGGTCCAACAGCTTTTGATACTCCTCAACGATCTCCCGCC